GATTACTCATCCTTTTCATAAGTTTTAGCGATAAGGGATTTACCCTCTGCTGTTTTAGAGATGGCATCAAAAGCAGCGTATTTGTTGACCTTATGCTCTTCGGCATAGGCGTCTACCATCTTGTCTAGTTTAGATTGTGGGTCAGTCATATCTGCATCTACAGACTTCTCACCAACCTCATCCATAGCAGCAGCAAAAGCAGCATCTGCGCCTTTGAGTGCTTCGAGGACTTTTGCATCACCCTTGATGACATCAAGAAGAGACATAGCTACTTCAACGTCAAAGTGTGGCAATTCTGCTTCGGCCTTTTTACGCAGTTCAATCATCTGCTTTTCGACCTTAGCTTCCTCAAGAGCTTTCAAGACAGGCTCTGGAATGTCAGCCTTTACGACCATCTCTCCATTAACCTCAATAGTCTCTACGACCTCTTCTTTTTTCTCAACGACTTCCTCTAGCTGTTTGCGTAGGTTATCGTTTTCTTCTTTGAGTTCCAGAAGTTCTGCTTCCAAGGATACTTCCTCGTCTGCTTTCTTCATGTCCTCATCCATCATTTTCTTGGCTTCTGGGAAGGTATAACCCTTATCCATCATGCCGCGAAGTTTAGCCTTGAGGTCATCAGACATTTTGTCCATTTCCTCCATTTCGGCATCGCTCATTTTATATGCTTTTTCCATATTTTCCTCTTCGGAATCACGCTTGAAAAGTGCAACTTTGGCAGACGCATTTGCAGGACGGTCAACCAAAGATAGTTCGTCAAGCTCAAGTTGCTTAAGAAGATTCATCTTCAAGTTTCTCCTTGATTGCACGACCACCGATACTGAAGGCCGCAAGTTCACCAGATTTGACCTTATCCCAGACGTCATCGTCGTAGACTTTGTAAGCTACAACCCATCCTTCACGGTCACTCTGTATGCCAAGGCTTTCACCAATTTCCTTAGTGATAGGCAGAGAGTGAATTACACGCCCTGTCATTTTACCTGTGTGCATTGTTTTACCGACACGAATATGTTCCATGAAATCATTCACGGCTTTAACAAGTGTGTCGGCTTCGATTACATCACCCTGACGGTCAACTATTCGTTCACCTTTCTCAGTGATAACGGAAGCCCATCCATAGACAATACGTTGTTCTTCGTCTGCCTTGAGGATCTTCCCTTCGATCTCTGTTTTAGTTAAGTCACTCACTGTGGCTCCTTTCTCCCACATACGGCAAGACCAATATCTCGCAGTTGTCTTATCAGTTGCAGTATCGCACGAATGACGACTACGAAAGTTGGCTCTGGCTTTGGGATCATCACGGCGAATCTCCATATTAGGATCACCAAAAGTTACTTTCTTGGTTTTGTCACCATCTTTGACGTAAACCCCAAACTTCTTGCTTGATCCAGAAGGAAGCCTAAATGGTTTGTTTAGAGGTTTGTCTGCTTTATTGATGGCTGCTTCGGTAGGCAATTCACTCTCATCCCACACGTCATTCTTTCTTGTTGACAGGGGGTGTTTAGCAGGGAGTAAATCAGTATCGTGTTTACCGCTACGGAAACGACCAGTGCGAATAGTACGTAAGAAGTTGTTGACACGCGCCATAGCCCATTGTTCTGGTGACTTTACATTTGGTCTAACGGAAGCAGGGTTTGTTCTATATGCACCTACACCTCTGTTGTAGACCTGTTCGAGCATAGCCATAGTGACTGTACCTTTGTCACCATACTTTTCGTTATGCTCCCGCATTTTGTTCTCTAAACCTGCTTTTGGCATTATGTCCTCAATACACTATTCTTTACTAAGATCACATCAAAGGCTGCAGTGACACGGGCGTTATTGCTACGTACAGTCGCCCTTATGTCTATGTCAGACTTTTCTGGGATTGCTAATGGTACAGAGAATGGGTAGAAATATTGACCACCATCACCAGAGACCTCAGAGGAATGTTCAACTCTAAAGGAACCTTGACCAAAGTATCTGACAAACATATTAACTGTAGCATCTGCACCAACCTGACAGGTAGAAGTACCTTGTGTAAGATATGCAGTGTAATCTGCTGGAACTGTATATACAGCCATCAAGGTTTGAGCCTTATCAATATTTATACGTGCTACATTAACTGAACTTTTCTGTATATCGATAACAGCAACATTATTACCTGATGTTAAATAAGCCCTATAGACACGTAGGAAAGAATTGGTAGTTGCTGTAGCACCAGAACTAGAAACTGTGATAGTTTCTGATAGAATATTATAATTTCCATCTAATCCCTCAATAACTAAACTCTTGCCATTGTCAGAGGCATTCACTGCAGGGACAGACAGAGTACCAGCAGAGGAAAATGATGACCAAGGATAATTTGTGTCGTTAATATCCCAGATTGTTCCAGATTGGCTCTGAGACATCGCAGGTACATCACCAAACCTATGTTCGAGGGAGTGACCGCTTACTTCACCCTGTGCAATGGAAAGTGGGCTATCTTTGAATAACTGTTTACCCCAAGTAGACATCAGTTTAACTCTTTCGTGATAAGTATTCCAATGTTTCCATCATTAGGGAAACTCTCTACAGCACTGTCTGAGTAAGTAACCTCAAACTCTGCATAGTAAGTTCCTGCAGTATCTGTGTCAGATCCAGTCCAATTATATTGAACTATTCCGCTTGTAGCAGGACTAATTATAGTTGCGGCAGTATCAATCTTAACCGTACCAGCTAGGTCTTTCATGTGAAAGCGCACACTAGCTCCTGTAAGGTCTATCACACTACCGCTACCATCTTTAAGTGTAGCTCTTATAGAAGGGGCGGTATCGTTTTGTTTTAAGTAAAAGGGCATTATGCAGCCTCTAGTGTAACACTGTTAGAAGAAGGATTAAGGGTTACGACATTATTCTCGTTAGCAACTGTAAACACTTTGACGTAGTTCTGATCCTCGAACCTTACTCTTCGAATATCTACAAGGAGGGTTACTTCTGAGCCTGTTACTGTAAACGTACCTGAGACTACAGAGAGTTTTATAGCCTTGGAAAGAGTAACCGCTTGACCTGTGAGGGTGAAAGAACCAGCAGCAAAACTTTCGCCTATGCCAAAGTCAATCTCTTGACCCGTGAGAGCAAACGACCCTGCGTCAGCCGTAACATTCAGTGCCTTAACAAAGTCAACATCTTGTCCAGTAACTGTGAAGCTACCTGCATCTGCTGTTAGGTTGACCGCTTTATTGAAGTTTGCAGCTTGACCAGTTAAGGTAAACGAGCCTTGCTCAAAGCTCTCGCTAATATCAACGTCTATCTCTTGTCCAGTTAAGGAGAACGCACCGTTATCGGCAGAGATATTTAGATCTTTTAGGAGCGTAGTATCTTGACCAGTAAGGGAGAAACTACCCTCATCAAGTGCTACATTAAGTGCTTTATTTAGGTTTGCTGCCTGTCCTGTAAGTGTAAAGGAACCAGCTTCAAAACTTTCGCTAATGCCAAAGTCTAGTTCTTGTCCAGATACACTAAATGAACCAGCATCTACAGAAAGATTAAAGTTTGCATTTAGGGCAGCGTCTTGTCCAGCTAGGGTAAATGTTCCACTGTCAAGAAGTATGCTAACACTTTGATTAAATGTTACTGCATTACCAGTTACAGAGAATGTACCGCTATCAGCTTCAAGGACTTGACCACCACGGAAGGTTACGTCTTGACCCGTTGAGGTAAAGCTGCCAGCATCTACAGATACATTAAGAGCAGCATTTAAATTAATCTGTTGTCCTGTAACAGTGAATGATCCACTATCAACAGAAAGATTAAGTGCTTTATCTAAGTCTACCGCTTGACCGCTTAAGCTAAAGTTACCAGTATCGGCAGTAATATTAAGTGCTTTAGCTAAATCAACAGTTTGACCTGTTAGACTAAAGGAGCCAGCTTGGAAGCTCTCGCTAATATCAAAGGTTACATCTTGACCCGTAGTGGAAAATGAACCACTGTCAACGGAGAGATTAAGTGTTTTATCTAAACCTACAGGCTGACCAGTAAGCGTAAAGCTACCGTTGTTAGCAGAGGCTTTAACTGCTTTTACAAGGCTTGCATCTTGACCTGTAAGTGTGAAGGTGCCGCTTGGGGTAACTTCAGTAATTAACTTAGCTGCACCTTGTGGGCTTAATGTAAATGTACCTGATGTTGCTTGTAAGTTAAGAGCCTTGCTAAAGCTAACGTCTTGACCTGTTAACGTAAAGGAGCCATTAGTTGCAACAAGGACTTTTCCAAGACGAAGGGTAACTGCTTGTCCAGTAATGCTAAAGCTACCGTTAGCTGCAGTAATATTTAATGCTTTATCTAAATCTACCGCTTGTCCAGAGAGGCTAAATGAGCCTGATGCAGCAGTAAGGTTTCTACCTACGTTTAAATTTACCGCTTGACCTGTAAGAGCAAAACTACCCGCATCAGCAGTTATAATATAGTCAATAGACGTTACACCCGCATCTGCGAAGGGAGCAGCCGCTATAGGGTGTAAGCCGAACATTTATTTATTCTCCCAGCAAAACCGCCAGAGTAAGAGCTTTGAGTGCATCAGGATCAGCAGCCGCAGTTAAACGTGCATCGCCTGTGATGTCACGCAGTGTTTGCTTTTGGGTTGCAATCTCAGCCGCACCTGTGCCAGCTTCCAGAGCCTTCATGTAGGCAACATCCAGATCAGCCAGACGTGGCGCACGTTCTGCCCGTAGGTTGTCCTTGTGGATACCTAAAGCCGCTGCCATGTCAATCTCTACGGCTGCACCGTTAAACTGCCAAGCCCCACGGAAGGTACGGTCGGTTGGAACGGTAAGAGATGCTGCATCACGAACATCTCCGTTGATGTTAATATAAGTCGTCATTGCATTATTCTCCATGCGTTTCTAAATGACCGATCACTAGGGATCATTTCAACAGGTACAATCTTCATAATCGTTCTGTTACCTTTGTAGTCCCGCCACACGGCAGGGTCTATGTCTTTCATTACCAGATACTCTATCGCTTCTTCTTCTGTCATAGCACCAATAGGTTCTGCGTAGGGGTGTTCCTTTGGCTCTCCGTCAGGCACCAAACGGTCACGCTGATAAGTGTCAATAGGTGGCAGAATGCCACCCTCTAGTGCCGCAGCCATCCAGTTAGGATCAGGCACAAGCACCTTGGCAGGTTCGTCTGGTGTGGCAGGGTCTTCAAACAGCACACGATACTTAGACTGCACAGGCTCTAGCCGTGACTTAGCTTCTAGTAGGCGTTCCCAGAGATGCTGCGTCATGCTAGGTCTCCCAACATTGCTACAGACAACCCACTGTCTTCAGCATACCCAACTTTGGTTGTCTGGGATGCGTTTGGATCAACTGTAATATATCTAATATTGCTGGTATTTATGCCATCGTGGTATTCTAGGCGTCTGTATGCTGTGCCACTAACAGCCGCATACTGTGTATTAGAGAAGTTATTAGTAAAATTGTATGTACCATCTCCAGCACCATTGTCTGTTCCAGATGATATATTTAAACTTTCGTTTACAGTTCCCTCTTCATAGCTAGAAAGCCAAGCCTTAGCCGACCCATTGACGACATAGCCAGTGCCTACGGATGTTGTGCCATCGGAGATGTTTGATACGACTAGATTGCTCATGCTAGGTCTCCGTGGAAAGAAATATTAATATGGTTTGGGTCAAC